GTAAACAGAAGTGAAGTAGGCGCAATCAAGCCTTGGACAAAAGCTGCGGCTCCAGATGGATACTTACTATGTAATGGTGCAGCTGTATCAAGAACAACCTATGCAGATTTATTTGCTGTAATTTCTACAACGTATGGTGCAGGTGATGGTTCAACAACTTTTAACGTTCCTCAATTACAAGGTAAAATGCCACAAGGTTATGACGGTAATACCTATAACTTAGCTGGCACAGGTGGAGCAAACACAGTAACAGTGGCGGTAACTAATAACCAAGCAGTAAATAGCAGTTTAGCAAACAATCAAGGTGTTTCAGTTACAGGAAGTATTTCTAACACATCTATATCTACTGCTCAGTTGGCTTCTCATAGTCACACTAGAGGAGCAGTAGGTGGCGGTGGAGGAGGTATTCAAAGTATGGGAAACCCAGGGGTATCTAACACAGGTTCAACAGGATCAGGTACTGGCCATAACCACGCTCACACTTTATCAGGAACTTTAACAGGAACTGTAGCTTTAACAAATGCTTTAACTGGAACTGTTACAGCCGCAGGAACAAATTCATTCTCACCTTTTGTGGTGGTTAACTATATTATAAAGCATTAGGAGATATTAATGGCAACACAAATTGTAATTTTTAACGAAGAAGCTATAAAAATAGATGATTCTTTTCACATTGACTGGGCTGATAAAGGTAATGCGTGGCAAGCAGAATGGATACCAAATACAGTTCATGTTGTAATTTGGAATGCTTTACCTGGACAAAATGAAATTCAAAGTAAAGATCCCGCTACTGGTAATATGACAGGTAATACTGATTTAAATGCTACTAGCGATGCTGTTGGTTCAACAACTGTGGCTGCTTTACTTACTTGGGCAGAAACAAGAAAAGGTCAAATAGAAGCTGCTATAACAGCTTATACTAATGCTGTGGCTGATGATAAAGCTAATGGCACAACAAATGCTAACGGAAAAACTTGGATAGATTACGATTCTAATTATTCTTAATTTCTTCTTTGGTGTCTGAATAAGGCCCATTTACATCTACATAATGAATAAATAATTGATGATGCCAATATTCTTTTGGTTGATTAAAAACAGGTCTCCAATGTTCTATTTCACATCCTTTATAAATAACACCATCTCCTGAATTTATAACTATGGGTATATCCCCCATACATAAAGGCCATTTATAATCTTTATTCTTATAAAAATATTTTAAAGTTATTGATGCACTTATTTCACATTGACTTCTGTCTATATGTTTTTTAAGTTCAGCTCCTCCAAGATAAACTCTATTATATGAATATATAGGTTTTAGTTTTAAATTTGTTTCTTTTTCCATAATAGGAAGTAAGTAATGAACCAAATGTTTATATATTTCTGAATCTTTTGAATGATGAGAAGAAGAAAGAGGAACTTGATCATCTCCTTGTGTAAAGTTTTTTAAACTCCATGAGCTTAAATACTCTACCATGTCGCTAGACAACATGTTTTTGACATATTTATATTTGTTTATTTTTAATGAATCCACGTTATTATTGCATGCCTATCACCATTTGAAACTGGTGTTATAGCGTGTGGAAAACAAAAATTACTAGGAAACATAATAATGCTTCCCTTCTTTTTTTCTATTAAATACTTTTCGTCAAAAAAAACAAAATCTCCTCCGTCATAATTATCATTTAAAATTAATGAACAACTTAAAACTCTTGGATGTAAATCCATATGATCAACATGCATTTTGTATTCGCCCTCTTCAGCGCCTTTATATAATAAATGATTATATCCAGTGTCTTCAACTGAAACACCAAAATTACACCATTTAAAATTAGAACAATATTTATCTAAAGCAAAAGAAACTACCTTAAAAATATCATCATCAAATTCTTTTGCTATATGTTTTGTATAGCAATTTCTTATTTCTTTGTTTGCACCTTTATCTCCAACAGTAGCTGTTTTAAATTCTTTGTAATCTACCGTGTTTACAATCTTATCACAAAGATCATAATCTATCATATTGTCATATTTTTTTACAAATTGTTTTATTTCCATGATTTTTTACTCCAAAACATTTTTTTATATCTATCGACCCACTCACCATTTAAAAAATTAATAGTTTTTGCATGTAACTCTTCCATATAAAAACCTGACCACATTTTCCATGATTCACGTTTAAATGGAATTATTTGCACCATAGGATCACCTTTTTTAATTAAAAATTGTTCATTTCTTTTTTTTAAAATAAAAGGAAAATTAATTACATTTACATATGTATCGGTGTCTACTACACCCTCTATAATTTTCCATCTTTCTTCTAATCTATTCATTGGGTGTATAAATAGACAACTATAACCAGGAGGAGTTTTAATTAACCATTTATTAATAAATTTTCCCGCAGCTTCTCCTGTAGTTTTGTGCCATTCTTTTGGTAATTGCGTTTTACCATGATATCCAAAATCACTTTCTTCTCTGTTTGCTGGAGTAACACTAAAATCATTTTCAACAGGATCAACAAGATAATCTTGATCAAAAGGAATTATATAACCCGCAGTCATTGAATCTAAAAAAGGAAGGCATGTTTTAACTGTTGCATTGTGTAAATTTTTATTTTCAAACCTTTCAAGTTTTTTATAAGCATCTTCAACAAATCTATTGGCTGGTTTTGGATGTGGCCATACCTCAAGCATATCTTTTCTTGTAGCACAAAAAGTAATTTTTTTATTAATCATTTATTCTCCTTTATAACAAAATTAAAAGACATAGAACGACGGACTTCATCAACATTTTTTGTTTTAAAAGGATTAACTGTGTGCATATGATTAGCTTGAAAAATAAAAAAATCTCCTACTTTAGGTACAAAATCTAATATGTGTTCACCATTAGGTGAAACAAAAGTTAATATTCCATCTTTAAATTTGTGAGGATCTTTAACATCATTTATAAATTTGGGAACTTTTAAAAATAAAACTGTTGAAAATCCTATAGCATCATTATGAGTATGAAGAGGATTATATTCCCCTCTAACCATATCATTTACCCAACAACCTATTATTTCTAAATGTTTTGCCCCAGGTGGAAGAAGTTTGGTTTTTATTAAAGCATCAATATAATTATCCATGGATTTAGTAATTGATTTAAAAGCGGTTGTATTAGCAATAATAGGCATCAAATCTAATTCTGAATCTAAACGGCCTGCTAATTTAGGACCATAAGATTTTAAAGTATGTTTAGCTTTCTCGTATTTTTTATTGATATCTGCAATATTATTTTTAGATATCTTATACTGTCCTATTAATTTTCCACACGTATACATTTGTTGTAAAATCATCAATACTCCTTTCGTTCTTCATTATAGATAGGATTAAAATTAGCTGAAATAGTAATTCGAGTTTTGTCACTTGTATTAGGTGTAACTGAATGCAAAAGTTTTCCGTTAAATATTATAACAGTTCCTTCTTCTGCTTCTAAGTAACGAGTATTATTGTCTTCATTTTTTTTAACTAATGAAAAATTTTGTTCTCGGTGAAATACAAATTTTGATGAAGTGTCTTCCGTTTTTACAAAATAAGTACAACCCAATGTAAAAGGATGATTATGTAATTCTGCATAATTGTTTTTTTCATACCAATTAATCCAACATTGATCTGTTCGTAAATTAGGACAATCATATTCTTCAGTTTTTATTATCTCTTGAATAAAATTATTTTTAATTACACTGATAATTTTATTTAATGAATCGTATCTATGATGAGAATCCCAAGCAGTTCTAAAACCTTTTACTCTACACTCTTCTGTTATTTGAGTAGAAAAATTATGTATATCTTTATTTTTTTCTACAAGAACAATTTGTTCTATTTGTTTTTTCCACTCTACATGGTTAGGCATTTTAAAAGACCACATATTTTCAATAAAAATATTGTGCTTTGTTATTTCTAAATTCATTCTTTTTTCTGCTCCTTTCATAACATGAATTTTCTGTCAAGAAAACAATTTAAAAAAGATTACTTGATATATTCTGTACACATGTTTAAATTAGATCTCACCCAAAAATTATAAATCAAGGAGATATTA